GATCGACATGTGTGTGAAACCGTGCTCGGTCATGATGCTGCACGCTTGCTTGTCGGGGGTGCCCGCGGTGACGGGTATACCAAAAAAGGTGTACTCTTTCCGCATGATTGTCGAAGATTTCGACACAGTCCCCATGTCGCCACGATCCGCATCCGGATCCGTGATCTCACGGGCGTCCACAAAGGGAAGGGTGGTAACCGCACCGGCTGTGAAGTCCTTGACTCTGTCCCACATTCTACGATGGTACTGGTTGCCGCGTGGCCTCGTGTACAGCGTGTAATCACGCGTGTACATCTGCCACGGAATGAAAGTGGTCGGCAAACCAATATCGTTGTATGCGAGTCTTGCGTCAAGGTCGATCCTCATCTGATGGAACTTTCCATAATAACCGACGACTTCAGAGCCGTCGAGAGACGTTGCGAGATGGGTCTTCTCGTCAACGTAATACCCCGCCCATATCCCGTCGCCCAGCGTGGCGCCAGGTGGTGGTTGGGGTGCTTGCACATGGTCAAGTGCAACCTCGAAGAGTTCGGGCTCCTCGGATGGGTGTATCATGAGCCGATTCTCCTCAACATCGGGTTCATGCGCTAGGTCTGGCGACTCCGATTGAACAAGGGTGGGTTCAACGGGATCCTGTGGCAAGCGAAGTAATTTCTCCTCGCCGCTCTCGCGGCGGTTCGGCTCTGGGCCGGCAAGTATTTGCACAGGTTCACTCGGTTGGTAGACCGAGTAGTGGCTAGCTTGGACCGTAGGTCCTGGCTCTTCTAGCATGCAGTTGTCAGCGAACTCTTCGTTCTGCCACTGCGAGGGTGTCAGCAGCGGCGGCTGACGTGGTTGACCGTCCAACCCTCCGACCACCGCATCAGGGTCGTAGGGGTTATGGTCGTCGAATGGCATGGGCACCCCCTCGTCGGCTGCGACGGTGTGTACATGCTCCTGTTGCTCCTCGAGATGCGCATGCTCGGCGCACCCCTCATTACTGCCTGGCTTAGCGCAGTAGCGGATTTTTGTCTTCCGTCTTCCCTTGATCCGGATCTCGGCGTTGTTGCGTGTGCCTTTGCCAGCACGCCGGTGGAAGTGCCCATTGAAGGGACACTCGCCGGCGTAGGCGCAGGAAGTGTAGAAGATCTCTTCTACACCTACGGGGTCCGAAGACCCGGAGTTGCCGTCCCTGGCGCTGTGGGACGAGCAATGCTTCTTGTTGGCAGCCTCACCTCGGCGTGGAAGGTGTGCGTGCGCGCCACCCGGACTGCTCTTGCTGCCGTCGGGGTGCGTTTCGTTCTGTTTGTCGTTTGAATTATGGAGTGCCG